TCTTTCATGAGGTCTTTGTCAGAAGAGGCAACCACGTTTGGTCCTTTTCTTGCCGCACCAAAACCCTGTCCTGTGGGACGCCCTACGATTTCATTTAAATCTGGATCAAGATTAGGGAGCTTACGTGCTGCTGCTCCTGATACAAAGTCTTTCATGATACTCTCCTTCTTCCTTTAGATGATAACTTTTCAAATTTTTTCTTTCCATATTTTTTTCTACCTATATAAGCTGCAAGAGCTTTGGGGTCTTTAGCACCCTTCTTCTTTAGTTTTTTGGTTAAGTTTTTAAATCTCTTGCCTGTGCCTAGTTTAGGTTTTAACTGTTTAGAAATCTTACCTCTACTGATAGTCATTATGTTGAACCCATGATAACAGTATCAGGACTACCAGCAGGACTTGAGGCTTGTGCCATGTCATCTTGTCTGGTACGACGAGCTTGGTTTCTAAGTTGATTAATAGCGTTTTGATATTGAGCTTCCCATACTGGAAGATCGCTCCAACTTTTCATATACATGGTAGCCTCGATCATACACCCATAGAACAATGCATTATAACAATCTTCGCTGAAGTAATTAGAAGTTGTTACACTTGTTCCTGTGGCAGAGGCTAGTCCTAGTGGTCTACGAACATATTGTACTTCTATGTCAACTGCTGATGCAGGAGTAGGTACAATATAAATTGCTGTATTTGTTTTACGTGAGTAATAACGAGGATCACCCACAGAAGAACTGGCATGAGGCCAGTAGTCTATGGCATACTCATAAGTTCTTTGTAATAAACTTGTTCTATTTGAAGATGCACTGGATATTACATTTACATTTCTAACAATCTTTGTATCAACAGGAAGAGATACAATAGGATTGCCAATACAACAAGAGACAGTCGTAAAAAAATCTAGACCAAAATCGTCTAGATCATTTGTCAATCTATTCTCTGTCTTTTCCACAAAGAAAGATATTTGATTCTCAAACTCAGTAGAATCATTCTCTGTTGTATTTACTAAATCATTTTTTAAAAATGAAAAATTAGGCATAGTCTTAGCCTACAATCAATGTCAATGCAGCACCATCAGCAGGAACTGATACACTTACACTTCCCACCATGGGAACTCCCATGTCTCCAATATAAATATCTGCGCTTTCATTAGCAGCTACAAAGAACTTCAAAACTCCTGACGTAGCTCCCTTGATATCAAAAGAACCTGCAACTGTACTATGAGCATGTACTGCAATGATTCGAGTTTTTTCTGCTGTGGATATAACTCCAGCACCTGCCTGAAAAAGCGAATTATAATTGTTTGCCATATTTCTCTCCTAAAGTAAAGTCAGGGAGAACCGTAATCCTCCCTGACCTTTATACTTACGATCCTTGCGAACCGAACCATCCACGCCAATCAGAGACACCGAAAGCATAACGCTCACGCGCCTTGAAGCGAAGATTACCTGTGTCGAAATCAGGTTCCATCTTCGTTTGAAGAGGGGTGCGAACAAACATCTTCGTTCCATTAGGAACATCAGTTTTGATCCACCATGAAGTCGTATCGGTAAAGCGTCGATTAACATAGAAACCATCAGGCAACATACCCATATGACGAGTTGCATTAATAGCATTCGTATTTGGGTTTGCAGAAGCAGCACTAACTTGCGTCGAGCCTGGACTTGCCAAGACACGATCTGCAATAGCCCACGAATCTACAGGAACATGAAGAGATACCGAACTAGCACCAATCAAAATCCCACGATCATCAGTGATCTTCTGTACATTCGTCAGAGCAGTTTCGAGAGTCGCTTCTGAAAGATCAGAGGCAGCAATCAAGTTAGACTGTAGACCTGCACTAATGGTTGGATGTGAAGCTGAGAAGAAAGCAGCACCATCACCAATGGTATCAGTGAAACCATTGTTGAACAGATTAGCAGCTTTGACCTGCTTCGTGTTAGCCATTGCTCTGGCAAGACCTCTGGCACGTAGCTTTGCAAACGTGTCATACAGGTTATCTTCCATAGCCTCTTCGGTAACTGCAAAGGCAAGAGCGACGGTTTCATTCGTATAACGTGCAGTGTAACTTTCCTGCGCGTCATCATAGGTTACAGCAGCACCCTCACCCTTGGTGGGAGCAGTACCAAAACCAGTAAATAGAACTTCTTCCTCAAACGCTCGGTCAGAGTTTTCAACATCATAAAGAGCTTCATGCTCATTATTAACATCTCCATACTCAATACCGAAAACAGCATTAAGACCTGGAAGGAGTTCTTTAGCAATACTTGAACGATTAATAGCCATGATACACCTTCCTTATTAAGCTGAAGATGCGGTAGCAGTAACGTACCGATCTCTGTGAGTGTTTAGCCAAACTTCAACAATAGGAAAGGCATCACTGTCTTTCTCATCAGGAAGTTCTGCTCGCTTTACAACTCGCGCAGCTAGTTCTGTTTCTGCGCCAGTAGCTGCCAAGAGATAATAACTGGATTGACCAGTAGTCGTATCTCCAGAACTTGCTGTCGAGCTAACAGTAACATTATAATTTTTCACTACATTTAGCTCTCCAACAGAAAGCGAGAGAGAAGCTTGGATGTAATAAATCTGATCAGGATCAGTGATAACATGGAATTTCAAATCGGTTACGCACGTTCCACCTGTCCAATGCCGACGAAACTTTTGTTCGCCATCTTCAACATACTGGCAACCAGCAAACACGCCAGAAGGCTTGAGAGTGGCAGCAATAAAAGGTTGAATCGTAGCAAGGTTGGCACCTGGCATAACGACCAGATCACCAGTAAAAAGGTTATTGCTACAGAGTCCACCAGAAGTAATTGGCAGTACATCTACACCTTCAGAGTTATAGTTACTACCTTTTTTGCGGACAGGAATGAACCCACGAAATGCTTTAGTTGTACTCATTTCTAGTTCCTCCTAGTTAATGAGAGACTACTCTTGAAAATTAGGAGTACGTCCTCTCATAGTGGTTGATTTACTACTATTGGAGACAGGCAGATTTCTAAGTCTAGCATCTGAATTATTGTAAAGCTGTGCATTAACAGCATCCATCATATCGTTTGCTTTCTTCTCATAAAAAGCTTGTCTCGCTTCTACTTGGTTGGTAGGCTTTTTAGCCAAGGCTACGTCTCCACGACAGACTGCACCCAAGTATCTGCCTTCATCCCTCACGTAGGATGTTGATGCCATTTCAGGAACTTCTCCAGGTTCAACAAACGTCCATCCTTCTTGCTCTCGCTTTCCAACATTCATAATGTCTTCTTTGCCTTTAAGTGAGATTCTGATCCATCGAAGGGATAGTCCTTCGTTTTGAAATCTTTGCTCTACCGATTGTGGTACAGACAAAGCATCAGGCTCTTCAAAGACAAAATTTTCTTGTCTGGTGTTTGTTTCTCTTAGAGTATCAGTACGTGATTTTTCGCGTGTCATTTCATGTCCTCCGCGCTAGTTAATTTCAGTGTATTCGCCATCTGCATTAGAAACTTTAAGCTTCTGTGCAGCATAGGTTTCAAGAGGTATGTTCCATTTATTGGCAAGCCTAACATCTTCTTTTGTTAGTTTTACTTTGCTTTTGGAGGAATTGGGAGCAGAGCGCGAACTGCTTCCCACCACTTGAGCAGGAGTTGACGTAGGTTCCTGCACACGATTTTGATTTTCTTCCACATCCATTTTACTGGTTGTAAACTTATGTGGAAAAGCTTCTGCAAGCCGCCGATCAATTTCATTATAAAACTCTTCATCATTTGTATCAAACCCTTCTTCTTTAAGTTCTTGATCTAAAGCCAATGCTGAAACAGTTAAAATTTTATCTTTGCCAAACCATTCATTTTTTGATACCCAATCTTCTGCCCTTGGATCAGGAGTAGACTGAGGTACAGCTTGTTGTGCTGGTACTGGTTTTTGTTCAATCTCTTCGGCAACATCTTCCATTTGTGCTTTAGTAAGATTTAAATGTTTTAAATCTACTTGTGCTTCGTTAAGCATTTCTTGAGCTTGAAGAAGCTTTTCTTTTTCTCCACTCTCGAATGCTTCCATATAGGCACTGCGAGCCAGAGTAACTTTATCAGTCAATTGTTTTTCAGAAGCATCAATATTTAGTTTGCTTACTTCATTAAAAGATTTTTCTCTTGAGTTCAGATTTTGTACTAACGACTCATTCTGTGCCATTAATTGAGCAATCTGTTCATCACGTTCTTTTCTTTGACGAACCAATTGTCTAATTCTTTTTTCTGCTCCTTTAGTTTGAATACCCTCTAGTTCTTTAGGGTCTTCTTCTTTTTCTTGAGGAGCAGCTTCTTGAGGAACTTCTTCCTCGATTTCATAATTTACTTCTTGGTTTTCAGGGACTTCAACTTCTTCCCAGTTATCATCGTTATTCATTTTTTACTCCGTTGTTTACGAAACAATCGTTTTACGTTATATACTATTATACCATATTTTGTATGGAATTACAAGTCATTCAGAAAAACTAGTTAAATTAAATGTAGGGTCAAGATATGTAGGATTTTCTACCTTCATCATGACTTGATCATCAAACATAAGAATTAGCCTAACACTTTTATAAAATAGTTTTGTACCTATATGCTTACCATAACAGATATAATCACCTACTTCACACCAAGGACCAGATGGAAATTTATCTTGATCTTTATATGCCATGTCTCCCAGAGCAATTACACGCCCCACTGTGGTGAGATAAGCCATGTCATCCTTTGTTGAATCAGGTAGAATAATACCTCCCTTGGTTTTTGTTTTAATAGATATAGGTCTGACCAAGACATGAAAGCCTGGAAGTACTGGCAATACATCTGGATCAGGTTGTTCTTCTTCATCAGTAGTCCATTGATTATTTTTTACTGCATTACCTAAATGTGCCTGTTGCATTTTACTCCTCTTCAATATAAAGTTGTTTATTTACAATGTCTCTCAAGTTTTGTTTAGCCCATTCTAATCCTGCTATATATCCTACTACTTGTTTATAGGCAGGATAATCAGAAGGATTACCTTGAGCTAAACTAATCTTTTGATTCTCAATCTCATCTGTATATACTTGAGCTATAGTTTCAAATAAATCCATTAAGAATATTTGATCTTACTTGGCCCAGGCATTTTCCAGTACTTGTCATCATACTCAGCCAAACGAGAGCGCGTTGCTCTACTACCTTGAATATCTTCTTTTGTCCAATCACCAAACGATGAAGCACGATCTACTACGTGTGTAGGCTTTCCATCTGTGATTCCTTTTACATCATTTGGATAATGTATCTTTCCATAGTTAGGCATTAGTTGTCTCCTTTATTAGTTTTAAAATCATATCAACTGCTTGCATTTCATTCTTATCTTGTCTATTGGCTTGATCTTTTAACAACTCAGTCATGCTCCTTTTTTCAAGACCTTCTTGGTTCATCTGTGCTGTTAAAAGTTTGGTCATCATTTCAATAGCTTTGATAGATTCTTTACTGGCTCTGTCAGCTTCAGCCTTCTCGTCTTTCATTGCTGTGGTGACACCAGCTTTAGTAGCTTCAAGCATTTGTTTATTTTCTTCAAGGTCTAGTTTCTTATTCTCTAGAGCAGCTTCAGCATTATTAACAGCAAGGTCCATCTGCATTTTCTGCTTCTCTAGTTCAACCTTGGCTTGTTCAAGAGCAACCATCTGTTGTTCTGGAGACTGTACCATACCCATTGCTTGATTAGCATTCTGTACTTGTTTGGCAGCTTCCATCAAAGCCAGTTCAATAACTTCTGGTTTCTGTGCAGACTCTGGAGCAACAGTACTAAGTTCTTGTTTAGCCATGCCATTGACTTGTTCCTGATATTTCAAAACAGAATGTTCTTGTATATTGGCTTGCAGAACAGGCTGTACTCTTTGCATAATAGGATTGGCTCCATTCATGGGGTCTTGCAGATAAGCCATCTTTACTTGAATGTGAGCATCATGATTCTGTCCTGGGAATGCAGCAATAGGGATACCTTTAACAGATGCCATGATATCTGAAACAGGATCAAGTGCTTTAGGTTCTGGTTTGGGAGGAAGTATCTCGTCTAGGTTAGGCATATTAGCTGCACTAAGAATAGTTCTATTCAGTGCTTCTGTGTTGAACATACCTGGAGGAGACTGTTGTGCCATCTGCAATGCCATGTTAGCCAACATCATTCTGTGAGCATTAGAAGGAATGTTAGGATCACTTACAGGAATAACATCAACCTTACCATCAAAGTCTTTTTGATATATGTTTCTCTCTGCCAGAGGAACCTCATAAGGATATTCCTGTGGTAGATAATCTTTATCAATACTTGCTAAGATTTTAAATTCATCTCTTTGAGACTTATGTAATCTTTTATGAATAGCTGTGAAGAACTTACTGGATGCTTCTAACAATGCCATTGTAGTTCCTACAGGTCCATAGGAGGCAGCATCTGAAACAATCTGTTCAGTGCTGTCTGCAAACTTCTGACCAGCAGCAGTTACAAACTGAAGCATTTGGTAGAGCGTCGAGGAAGGCTCTTTGTAAGGGAGAGATATAATTGCCTTGTTCAAATCAATACCAGTTGCTTCAACCTCCTTGAACTCTCCTGGGGCTATAGGCTCATTGTTGCCTACCATACGCACACCTTTAGCCTTAAAGCCACCTGGAAGATTCGCAAATTGACCTGCATCTATCAATGCTCGCATTGCAGCAGTAGCACTCATAGTCAGATTACCAAGGAAATGCATGAGGCCTAAACCATAGAAACCAAATCCTGGGACAAAACGATAGTGTACAAAGTGTACCTTCTTTTGTTTTGTAGGATCATCCTTGGCATAGTTTCTACGAATACTTAAAACTTCTTTTGATTGCTCTTCAATCGTAACAATGTAAGGAAGAGACTCACCTTCTTCTGAATTAGGTTCGTCAATGTCTAGATAACAATGTTGCTCTAGTAAAACATATTGAGGATCAGAAGCACTAGAGGGAGACAGTCCTATAATTGTATCCATCTTTTCTGAGAAAGATGTAGGATTAACCATCCCTGCTTCAGGAAGATCAATGTCTGCATACATCTCTGCTTTAATCTCTCTGTGTAGATCAACAGGACTTTTATAAATGACATGTGTATATCGATCAGCATTCCTAAGATTAGATGCGTTATAGGAAACATAAAACTGATCAATAGGAATAAACTCTGAGACAGGACGTTTAAAAGAAGCATCATAATAAATCTTTTTAAACGAAGAACCTATCAGGGGTAGATGAAAAAGCATTCTTTCAAATTCATCAAAGTATTCTGGCATCTGTTCTGTAAGCTGATAGTTCATAAAGTTCTGAACTCTCATTGCTTGGTTTTCTTTTTCCAAGGTATGCTTACCCAGTACCTGTGCCTTGACAGGACCATTAGGGGGAAACAACTCTTGTGATGCTTTAGACTGAAACTTAACTGCTGATTCAATTAAGAGAGGATGTACTGCTGTACATGCTCCTTCAAAAGGTTCAGATGCTTCTTCGATCTTGAGTCCCAGAAGATCAAAGCCTCTTTCAAACATAGACTCCCATTCACTACGAGAGTCTTTATCAGACTCATAATTATCATAGAGGGTTCTACCTATATCACTTAACTCATCTTCATCTATGTCATCTCTTAGATTACGAAACCATTCTCCTACAGATTCCTCTGCACCCATCTCAATGTTTTCTTCTTCAGCAAAATCTACAAGAACACCACCATCATCGTCTAATTCAAAGGTAGCTTTAGACTCATCTACCATAGGCAGAGGAACAATATTATCCTGTGCAGGATTAATTTGTTCAAAGGGGTTCTGTTCAATTGCCATTTTTATAGGTATCCTTAAATTTTAAATGTAGATATTCTAAGATATCTTTTTGATATCTTCGCCATTTACCTTTACACATCTTAGAGATGTTACAGTTACATTCTTTTTTCTTACAACAATAATCTTTATAATCAGGTCGTATTAAAGAATGATTAATATTATCTTCAAAGGACCACATTGTTAATGCTATCATTGCATCTACAGGGTATACATTTACATTTGTTACACATTATATTGCCTTTGCTTCATAAGGGTTTGGATTACGTTGGATCATACCACCTTGTTCATGAGGTAATACTTTTTCGTCAGTCTCTAACTTAATTGCAAATTTTTCTAATTCTTTAGGTGAAAAAGGTTTAACTTTTTTTGCTAAGATCATAGGACCAACTTGAATAACTTCTTCTGCACTTTTTAATAATTCTCCAGTAGTTCGATTATAAAACCCTGTACGAGATGCTGGATCAAAACCTACCTCTACCCAATCTTTTGAATTAATTTTTTCTTTGGCAAACTTTTGTATATCTTCAGGTTCTGCATTTTGCCATTTACCTTTAATTGTAGCAAAAGGACTTTTAGGTTTACCTTTACCTATATTAAAAGCTTTATCAGGTTTAAAAATAAAATCAATATCTTTTAAATATACTGCATTTGAATAAGACATTCCTGATGGGTCTTTAATAGAAGCTACATAATTATCATATTTACTATAAGCATCAATATCAAAACGTGACTCAACTTGTGTATTAGGTTTAATATTTTTATTTACACCTATAATAGATAAGTCTTTACCTTCACCTTGTTTCATGGATAAAAATACATCTTCTAAAGAGCGTAATTCTGGTACTGTACCATATTGTTTTAAAGGTTTAATACTATCTCTAAGTTTTAAAAATTCTGCTCTCGTAATTTTACCTTCATCAAAATTTCTAGTTATTTCTTCTAACTCAGGATTTCTGTGTCTATCTTTTACATTTACTTTTTTAATTTCTTTTGGATCAGTAATTCCTAATTGGTTAGCAACTTTTTCTTTAGTGAGTTGTAAGTTTACATCTCTCCAATCTTGTTTTTCTTTAGGTGTTTTATTAAATGCTTTATAAGCAGTTACTGATTCATCTACCTCTGGTAAAGAACTTAGCCCTTCTTTTTTAGGAACAGGTATAGAACGTCTTGCTTGAGGCGCAGCTTTCTTTATGCCTTGAGTAGCTAAAGTTGTTAAAAGTTTTGTTAAAGCTGCTGACATTACCTTCTCCTAAAATACTCATCTCTTTTATTATACCATTAAACTTTCCAATATGCAACCCTCTTGTGTCTTTTTTCATCTTCCCACTCTGGATCGTCAGGATGTGTGACATGCCAGGATTCCTTTAAATAATGAATTGCCATTACCAAAGCATCTACCTGATCATCATGAGCAGCATGTGGAAATCTGGTGAGTTCCTCTATTAATTCGTCTGCCCACTTTTTATTCTTGGGTATCCATACTCTACCTGCTTCCATGATAGGAGATGCTGCATAGGCTCTGGCTACTTTGTCTCTGTCAGGTGTATAATCCTTTACTGGTAATCCACTACGTCTCATATCCTGTATCAAGGATTGACCACTGGCTTTCTTTTCTATTATACATACATCTGGTTTATGTTTACTATAGAGCATCTGTGCTGTTCGTCTAAGCTCTGGGTATTCAAACCTACCTCTGACATTTCCCAGGAGAATCAAGTTAGGTGCAAAGTCTTCTATACCCATTTCATTCTGTTCATACAGAGAAAAGATACCCCATGTCTGGATAACACTATAGTCAGCAGTAGTTCTGGTAGAGAAGGCTGTATCATAAGTCTGTATTATGAACTCACATGTAGGAGGTTCTTCATACTCCCACTCTTGTATCCATTTCTTTTTTATCAGACCACCTTCTTCTGGTGTGGGGTCTTGCATATACAGAGAGTTCCAGTAACGAGAACCATTAGATGCTTTGATCTCTGCTTCATCTATAGCTAAGACCTCATCTGGTTTCCATTCTGGGAAATATGAGCCTCCTTCTGGTAAATCAAGAAGTTCTGCTGCTTCCTCGTCTAACCATGCAGGAATACGCACAACATCCCAAGGAAGAGTATTATATTCTGACATTTCTTCTTGTTGTTTCAAGAGCCACCCACAAAGATCATCAAAATGATACCTTGTATTAATAATTAGAATAGCACCATTAGGCATGATACGAGTTCTAAGACCAGCAGGATACCATTCTTTAACATATCTCCTACCTGCTTCTGAATATGAATCCTCTTCAGACATAACATCATCTAGAATTGCTATGTGAGCGCCTCGACCTGCAATCTGTGACCTAACACCAGCAGCATAATAGGTTCCATTCTGATTTGTTTTCCATTTACCTGCTGCCCTGACATCACTTCTTAGTGTAACACCCCTGAATATTTCTTGGAATTGCTCTGTAGTAACAATATCCCTGACTGATCTACCAAAATCACTGGCTAACTGATCAGAGTGAGAGACTGTCATGATCTCATGTTCAGGATTCCTACCAATATACCATGCAGGAAACAACTTTGAACATAAAACAGACTTGGAAGAACGAGGTGGTAGGAAAACCATTAGTCTTTTTATATGACCATTCTCAAGATCATCTAATTTATTTGATATTACTTCTATATGTTTACCCATTTTCCAATCAGAAACAAGAGAAGGAGCAACAAGTCTAACAAAAGTAAGAAAATCATCTTGTGCTTCTGTGTATGTTCTTGCTTTTAATAAGTTTGATAGGTTAATATAGTTATCTATAGTATTATCACTATTTGATTCTAGTTTCATTAGTACCCTATGAGATAAAAAGAAAAAAATAAAAAGTATTATTAGTATTAAGGAGGAACATTTTAGTTAATGTCTTTCTCTATAGACTATTATACAGGGATGGAGTGTCCATGTCAACCCCTGTTTTTTAAATAATTTTATTCTAGT